CTAGATAATTGGTTGCTGCATTTGCTGTTGCCATTTTCTACTCCTATGTTCTTGGCCTTGATGGTAGACCAATTCTGTATCCATCTGTATTTTCTCTTGCTTCTCCAAGATCTTTAAGTCTTTCTAAATACTGTAGATACAAACCATTATAATTTTGTATCACATCTGGTTCACCTTTCATAAAAGAATAACCTTCAACAATAGACCCATAGAGTAATGCAAATGGTGCATTTGTACTTAGCCATGTTGTTGTGCTATCAGAGCCTGCAGTTATACTAGTTGGTCTGAAATAATAATGTAATTCAATAGCATAATTACTATCAGGTGTAGGTGCTAACATAAAATTATCCTCATCAAACCTAGCATAATATCTTGGCAAACCAGTAGTGCTTGAAGCAGGCGTGTATTCTCTTAAAAAATTTACGTCTTTCTGTAACAAGAAACTTTCAGATCCAGATGTAGTTATTTGTAAAGAAAAAGAGGCTAAATAATCAGAGGGCACTGTCAAAAACTGATCAGAAGAAGTTAACGCACTTGTTACATTTTTTCTAAAAATATCTAAGTCAATACTTTTAAATATTTTTTCTTCTGCTGCTTTAATAAAATTATCTATGTTATTTACAAAAACAGTTTCACTATTATCTGTATAATCTTGTATAGCAGTTTTTAAAGCAGACTTTGTAAAACTCATGATGATAAACTAACGGGACCCGCACTAGCTCGATCTCCGCCTCCCTTTACATTACCAGTAGTAGATGATGCACTTACTGTAAAAGTATATCTATCTACACTAGTTACAGTTATACTATATCCAGAACTATTTTCAAATACTGCTTTTGTAATCCCATCAAAACCTATGCAATTTCTAAATCTAACAGTATCTGATGACGATCTCCCATGATTCTTTTCAAATACAGTAATAACTGTTGAACCAGAATCAGCTACACCCGTAGTAAAAGGATCTTTAAACAACATTGTCTGCACTGCAGGCTCAGTTCTATCTGGTCTTGCATTTCTAATTGCCTCTGGATCTGTTTTAATTCTTAAGACTTCTAATTGTGGATGTTTTTCTTCGTACTCGTCATATCCTACAAATGCACCATTCCATTCCTTACGCATGTCTCTAATTCTATACCTAAATCCAGATCTATCTGATATTCCATAAGCATGTTTACCACTCGCAAATCTTGGCATTATACCCTCAAAAATTTAATATCGGGCGTTAGTTTTAATGGTACCCTATCGTCATCCTCATCGGATGCTCTTTGAAACTCTTCTTCATAAACTGATTTTAATAATTGTATTCTATCTGGTGCTTTTTTCATTGCTAAATAGTAAGAAAGTCCCGCAATCACACATGGTAAAAATCTAAAAGGTGCATCTGTAGTATTAATTTGTGTATCTGCGTCTTGTATTCTTCTAACGTAGTAATAAATTAAAGAGTCTGTACTATTTTCTGGTGTTGGCCAAAGTATTAAACTTGGAGTAGTTCTTCTATCAAAATAATATTGTGTTGGTCTTCCTGTTTGTGTTTTGGTTGGTATGTTTAAATATTCGCCACGAGACATTCTAGTCATCATAAAATCTGTACCGCTTCTTCTAACTGCCACTTCTAATAAATCAGTGTAATCAGAAGTTAAAGCGTAAGTTGCAGTTCCAGATGTTAAAGCTTGAGTTTCTTGTTGAACAGTCCAAAGATTTAAACCTCTGTTTGCCCATTCCGCAAACATTATATTTAAAGATCTTCTAGCAGTTTTTAAATCATATCCAGTGCGTGATTCTAGACCACATCTTTCATAAGCTTCTTCTATGATTTCTGCTACATCTAAGTCAAAATCTCTGGAATTTGAGGTTGCCATTATCTATCCCATTTTCTTTTTATTATTAGCCATTTTCTTTTTTTTGTTTAAAAAAGCTTGCAAACCAGGATTAAGTTTACCTTTTGTTTTAGATTTGTTTTTTGTTTTGTTTTTTACATTTTGAATGGCTTTATTTAATGCAGTTTTTTTATTCATTTCTTTTTCCTTTTCAGTGCTTTAACTCTTCTAGGCTTACCTGCAGGTTGTCCTAATCTCTTCTTCTGTGCTATCCTACTACGTTTCTCAGCCGCTGTCATCTCCGATGCAGTTTTAGGAGTTTTTTTAGAAATACGTTTAGTTGGTCTGCAATAAGGAGTGCCTCTTTTCTCACCTTTTTGTCTTCCACACTTTTTACCAGTTCTTTGATCTTTCCAATCTTCTTTGAACCATCTTTTAAGTGCTAAACCAGCTTTTGTTTTTCTAACTGCCATTATGCGTAAAACGTTTCTTTTCTTCTCATTACAACACCACAACCTCGTGCAACATTTTTCTTATTTGAAGCACGTTTTCTATTATTCTTTGGCATGGTTGCGCCACCATTGTTTAACATAATTACACCACCTTCAGCTTTTTTCTTTGTTTTTTTCTTTTTGCCACCAGTGCCATAATTTGCAGCACCAACTTTTCTACATTTAGCTATGGCTCCTGAGGCATACGCTGAGGGAAAAACTTTGTAGCGAGCTTTAACTTTATGATAACATGCGTCTTTTGGCATTATGTTCTCCTTTGTTTATTACAAATACATGACCATTTTTTATGTTTACAGTAAACACAGTATTTAACTGGACTACCTTTTACTACTTCTCCTTTTCTTAGCGGCACAATGTGCTCTTTCAGAAAATCCTTTAGGTCGTTTGCAATCGATCTTTCTCTTCCTTTTGGCACTCCACTTTTTCTTTCTAGGTGGATTGGTCACTTGTTTTGCCATTTGTGACCGACCCATAGTCATTATATTAGTTGCTCCAAACCACTAGCAACTATAATTAATGATACTATCATCCATAATCTATTGTCTAGTTTATTAAGTTTTTGATTTATACCATCGAATCTAGCATTACAAACTTCTTCATGTTTCTCCAACATTTTTAACAATTCTTTACTTGTCATTTAACATTTCCATCTTCTTCTTGCTTGTCTTAAACGGCTATTAGGATCTTTTGCTGCTTTTGGAAATTTTTTCATTTGGCCTGCACTTCTAGCACAAAAAGATTTACGTCTTTTGGCTGCTTTACTTCCAGGCTTTACTTTACCAGTTACCGCAGTTTTTAATTTACTACCAGGGTTATCTCTTCGATAACGAGCTACACCCGCTTTAGTCATTCCCGCCCCTTTCTTAGTGGGACGGAAATACTTTTTTGTTTTAGGGGGTTGCTTGTCCCTTTTTCTAGTCATAATTCTTTCTCATCTGAAGAGTTACAGTGTATGTATCTCCAGAACTATGACCTACAGTTGTAAATGCTATATCACCAGTTTTACCACCACCTGCATTATTAGTTAATCCACCAAATCCAGTGTAATCGTGATATCCACTTTGATTTTCACCTAACTCAATAATAAAAGCGTCTGATGTAGCGTCAAAAAACAACCTAGTTTTCATGCCAATACATTGCCACCAAATTTTTTCTATGGTTACTCCAGTACAAGTTTCTCCCTTTGCACTTGTAGCAAGAGCACTTACATCAACTTTTACAACTGCTGATTCACCAGTTCCATCAGAAATATTGGTAAATTTCTGTATAACAGATTTTGAATTATCAAAAATTGTTTGTGAGGTTACTGCATCAGCCATAATACTCTCCTATTATTGATCAGCAAATGCAGGAACTGTTGTTGATGTGACAGTACCGAAAATTTGATAGTTGGTTGTGTCTTTTCCTACAATTGTAATATCAAACGCCTGGGGAACATTTAATTGAACACTACTATTAGAACTACCATTTGAAAACACAGTTGCATTATCTGCGTTAGTGTCTAAATGAGTAATTCCAC